AATCAAAAAATTCATGTAAAGATGGATGTTGATAAAACGTACGAACAAAATTATACACATCATGTTAAGCAAGATGTTAATAAATTGTATGATCAAAACTATCTACACCATGTATTAGAAAATGTAGATAAAGTGTTTGACGGCAACTACCAACATAAAGTTGGTGGAAATTTTGATTTTAATATTGGGGGTCATAACTTTCAAACCTCCGGAGATAATACAGAAGTTAACGCAGCTAATACTACTATATCTGGGGGTAACATTAATTTTAACGGACCCACTGCATCTACAGCAAGTGAAGCTAGTGAAGCTAGTGAAGCAGAATTACCACAACGTTTAAAATTGCACAAGCTGTCAGATGAATCTGGTGAGTTTGTAGAAGATGTCATACCTCCAAGCATTATGCGTCGTGTGCCAACGTTTGAACCGTACCCATACCATGAAAACTTAGATCCATTAAAAGTTAAACCAGAAGAAACCGACAGAGATCTAGACGACAGATATGAAGATACAGACGGTGAACAAACCGCTGACCAATCAGATTTTTCAGAAACAATGATTGCTCCTGCAGACGCATGGAAACAGTATTCTACAGCTGAAGATACGTTTGTTAGGCTTGCTACCCCGGCAGATCCCGAAGATGATAATACAGGCGAATAAATATTACTATGTCAGCTAATCCTAAACTATATGATAAAATTGTTTTACCAGGTGTTAAGACACAACAGAATGTTCCTGGCACAAAAACTTACAAAGGATTCAGCACGATTTCCCCTGATGCTGCTAGTTTTGCACTATACGATCTAGCATTAATCAAACAGGATATACTTAATCATTTTCATATACGTCAAGGAGAGAAGTTAAACGATCCAACATTTGGCACAGTGATCTGGGATATTTTATTTGAACCGCTAACTGAAGAACTAAAGCAGTTGGTGGCAAAGAATGTCGAAGACATAATTAATTATGATCCACGTGTCCGTGCTGACCAAGTTATCATTACACAGTATGACAGTGGTCTTCAGATTGAATGTAGATTAACTTACCTTCCATACTACATACAGGAGTCTATACAGCTGAAATTTGATCAAGCTAATGGACTAATGAATTAAACTCCTACATAATAAACTACGCTAAATACTCAATAATTGGGAAGGGCGTATGTCAGCAACTGATCGACAAAATAGATTACTGGTAGCAGAAGATTGGAAACGTATATACCAGACGTTTCGTAATGCGGATTTCCAAAGCTACGACTTTGAAAATCTTCGCAGAGTAATGATTAATTATATCCGTGAAAACTATCCGGAAGATTTTAACGATTACATTGAAAGTTCAGAATACTTAGCCCTTATTGACCTAATTGCATTCCTTGGCCAAAGCATTAGTTTCCGCACAGATTTAAACGCTCGTGAGAACTTTTTAGAGCTAGCAGAACGTCGTGACAGCGTATTACGCCTTGCCCGCTTGCTTAGTTATAACCCAAAACGTAACATAGCCGGTAGCGGTCTATTAAAATTTACAGCAGTACAGACTACTCAAACAGTGGTTGATTCTAACGGTCGAAACCTAGTTAATCAAGTAATTGGGTGGAACGATCCAGCTAATGCTAACTGGTATGATCAGTTTATTAAAATAATAAATGCAGCCCTTCCTGCAACTCGCCAGTTTGGAAATCCTGACGATAAAGCCGACATATACAACATCCCCACAGAACAATACCGCTTCCAAGCTGCTAATGTCAGTGTACCAGTTTACGCATTTACAAAAGCTATTGACGGACGAAACATGAGTTTTGAAGTAGTATCTACTACATTTAAGGGCGCAGAAGAAATTTACGAAGAGCCACCTGCAATTGGTAATCGATTAGGATTTGTCTATAGAAATGACGGTCGTGGCGCCGGAAGTACCAATAGCGGATTCTTTCTACATTTTAGACAAGGAATCTTAAATCAAGGCACATTTACAATTGATCAACCTGCAACTAATGAAACAGTTGACCTTGATGCAGTTAATGTTAACAACACTGACGTATGGTTATATCGCTTAAATCAAACAGGCGTTGAGTCAGAATATTGGGCTAAAGTACCAAGTCTTGAAGGTAATAATATCATCTATAATAGCTTAAACAAGTCTATTAAAAACATCTATAATGTTACTACTCGTTCAAATGATCGTATCAGTTTAACATTTAGTGACGGCACATTTGGTAACCTACCAAGAGGCACATTTAGAGTTTACTATCGTGCAAGCAACGGCATTAGCTATACAATTAATCCTCGTGATGTTAAAAACGTAGTTATTGAAGTTCCATACGTGTCTAATTTTGGACAAGCTGAAACTTTAACACTAACATTAAGTTTACAATCATCAGTTAGTAATTCTACAGAAGCTGAATCTAACACTAGCATTAAAAATAATGCACCTTCTACCTATTATACACAAAATAGGATGATTACTGCTGAAGATTATAATCTAAGTCCGCTTGGAATTAATCAAGAAGTTATAAAAGTCAAAGCAGTTAATAGAAGTGCCAGCGGCATTAGCCGATACTTTGACCTAGTTGACCCTACCGGCAAATATAGTAAAACTAATTTGTTTGGTGATGACGGTGCCTTATATAAAGAAGAATATACAAGTAGTTTTAGATTTAACTATACTACTCGTACTGACATTGAAGCAGTAATTTACAACCAAGTTTATGAAACATTAAAGACAGCTCAACTGCGTGATTTCTACTATTCGAAATTTTCTAGAGTTACAATTGAGAATGTCACATGGTATAGTAACACTGTGGACACTAATCAGTCAACTGGATCTCTTAGAACGTCCGGAGTTCCCGTTATGCTTGGCTCATATACCAGTACTAATTTACGATTTGTTACAGCTGGTTCACTATTAAAATTTACGGCACCAGCTAACAAATATTTTAATAAATCTAATGACAATAAATTAGAAACTATTGACCCTGCAAATCCAGCTGCAAACTCAACAGATTCGTTATGGGTAAAAGTAATATCTGTTGTAGGTGATGGTACGAATGCAGGATCTGGTACACTTATTGACGGATCCGGAACAGTAATTCTAAACGATATCATCCCAGAGACTTCAATATTATCTGCAATTATTCCAGCATGGAAGGCAGCTATTAGCCCAACAGTAATTGCCACAATGGTAGATTTGATATTTTCAAATAAGCCATTTGGCCTGCGATACGATACTGAAACAGCCACTTGGAAAATTGTATTTGAAGTTAACTTAAATACCTTAGAAAATTTTAGTACAGCTAATCAAGGTAATAATTCTAACCAGCAAAGAGATTCTAGTTGGTTAATATTGTTTACTACTAATACTGAATTTTATACAGTTAAATCGAGATTAATTAGATATATTTTTGAAAGCGATAAGCAAATTCGATTCTTCTTTGATGCAAGCGATAAGATTTATGATACACGTACTAATACTATTGTGAAAGATAAAATTAAAGTATTAGGAATTAACACTGCACCACCAGCGTTTATTAGTTCATTTACCTACGATCGTGAGTGGGAGATTACTGAAGAATTTACCGGGTTAGACGGATATGTTGACACAAAGAAAATTCAAATTACGTTTAGTGATACCGATGATGATAGCGTAGTTGATAATCCTGAGCTGTTTGAAGAAATTGTTGATCAAATGGATATATTAAATCCTGTTGCAGACGATAGAAAATATGTAATACTTGAAAGATATATTATTGCTCAAGGACAAGAAGATTATAAATTGTTTGATAACAGTAACGGTACGGTACTAATTAAAGATTCAGAATTGGCTACTGTTAATGAAGGGCTACAAAATTTTAACAATGGTCAATATTTTTATTTTAAAGATGTAGATGTGGTTAAACAACTTAACAGCAATTCATCTTTTACACTATCATTAAATTACAAAGTATATAATGGCCGCAAAGATGTTAAATTCCAATATATTCATAATGCAGATTATGAATCTCGTATAGATCCAGGATTAACAAATATTATAGATACATTTATTTTAACCAAACAGTATGATAAAACATATCGTCAGTGGTTAGCCGGTTCTCGTACTACTGAACCACTAGCACCTAGTACTGACTATTTGTATACATTATTGTCTACTGATCTTAATAAGATTAAATCAATCAGCGACGAACTAATTTATCACCCAGTAAAATATAAAGTATTATTTGGAGAAAAAGCATCATTAGATGTACAAGCAACTTTTAAAATTGTAAAAAATTCAGAAATTGTTATTAGTGATAATGATGTTAAGTCAAGAGTACTATCAGCAATTAACGAGTTTTTTGCACTTGAAAATTGGGACTTTGGTGACAGTTTTTATTTTAGTGAACTGTCATCTTATGTAATGAGTCGACTAACTCCTAACATTGTAAACTTTTTAATAGTACCTAAAGACACTACATTATCGTTTGGTGGCCTATATGAAATACGATCAGAAAAAGATCAAATTTTTATTAATGGTGCAACCATTGACAACCTTGAAATTATATCAGCTGTAACTGCTAGTAAGATTAACAGTAGCGGAACAATAACTATGACATCATCTACATTAAGTACACAGTCTATTACTAGTGGGAGTTACTAATGGCAAATAACGATCAAAACGAATCAGGCATTCCTTTGACAAGTTCAGAAGGCAGAGAATCTGCTAATTTATTGCCAAGAATTTTTAGAACAGACAGTAATAAAAAGTTTTTACAAGCAACTTTAGATCAGTTAACTCAACCGGGCACGGTTAAAAAAGTTAACGGATATATTGGTCGTCAAAATGCAAAGGCAGTAACTTCGAGTGATATTTTTGTAACAGCCGCAGATACTACTCGCCAAAATTATCAATTAGAACCAGCAGCAGTTATTCAAGATTACCTTGGTAATACTAACTTTTATAAAGATTATATTGACCATATTAACCATATTGATGTATCTGGCGGCAATGTGCAAAATCATGAAAGGGTAAACCGCCAAGAATCATATTCGTGGAACCCTCATATTAATTGGGACAAGTTTGTTAATTATCAACAATACTATTGGTTACCGTATGGACCAGCTCCTATTGAAATAGCCGGGCAACAATTAGCTATAGAAAGTACATATACCGTTGAAGCAGTTGACGAGTCAGACAACTATGCATTTTTATTCTCTCCTGACGGTCTAACCCGTAATCCTACGTTGACGTTATATAGAGGTCAAACTTATACTTTTGTAATTAATAGCTTAGGTAATCCTTTTAGTATTAAGACTTCTAGAGTAGCTGGTGATCTTGAAAGATATACCGTTGGGGTATCTGCATCAGCAGTTGAATTTGGTACAGTAACATTTACTGTTGGTGTTAATGCCCCTGATGTATTATACTATGTTAGCGAAAACGGTGCTGATACCGGCGGCGCATTTCATGTATTAGATATTGACGATAACACTTACTTAAATGTTGAAGCTGATGTGTTAGGCAAAAAAACTTATACTATGAATAGTGGAATCCCGCTATCAAACGGTATGAAAGTAAAGTTTACAGGTAACATATACCCTCTAAATTATTCTATTGGATACTGGTATGTTGAAGGAGTTGGCACTGCTATTCGTTTAGTTTCCGAAGTTGACTTAGAGATTATTAGTTCTTATTCTCAAGAAAAAGCACTGTTGTTTGATGATGATGCATTTGATCAAAGTCCTTTTAGTACAGCAACTTCTTTCCCGCAGAGAAAAGATTACATTCTAGTTGCCCGTGGCAGTATAGATAGAAATCCGTGGAGCCGATATAACCGTTGGTTCCACCAAGATGTAATTATTGCAGCAGCTACAGCCGCTGGCCAAGTACCGTCCTTAGATCAATCTGCTCGAGCAATTCGTCCTATTATTGAATTTGATGCTGGCTTAAAATTATTTAATTTTGGCCATCAAGCAAAAACAAATGTTACATTAATTGATACATTTACTACAGATGTATTCTCAACAATTGAAGGCACGCTGGGGTATAATATTGATGGCGTAGATCTTGCAGAAGGCATGAGGGTATTATTTACAGCAGATACCGACTTATTAGTCAAAGGCAGAATCTTTAATATCAATTTTGTAAATGTAACAGTGCCCGGCCGCCAGATAGGTTTCTATGCATTGCCCGGAATTGATCCAGAAACAAATACTATAACTATTGAAACTAATGTGTTAACTAATGCAATTGGTCACGGACTAACAACGGGGAATCAAGTTTTATATCTTAATAACGGAAATGATAGTATTGCTGGATTGACTAACAGAAAAGCCTATTATGTACGAGTACTTAATTCTACACAGATACAATTATACAATGATAAAAATCTAACAGTTGTTGCAAATATTTTTGATACAGGTTCGGACGTTCATAAATTAGAAGTGTTCTCTGGTCTACGTAGACAAATTAATTTAGTTGAAGCTGATGATAGTCTTCCCTTAGAAAACGAAACAGTTCTAGTTGAAGAGGGTTCAGTAAATCAAGGCGTAATGTATTGGTACAACGGAACCACATGGAAAATTGGACAGAAAAAAACACTAGTTAACCAGCCACCATTATTTGACGTATTTGATTCTAATGGAATAAGTTATGGAAATGCATTAGTATATGATGGTACAACCTTTGCAGGTAACAAGTTATTTTCATATAAGATAGGCACAGGAACTACTGATAGCGAGTTAGGATTTCCATTAGCATATCAAAATATAAACAACATTGGTGATATTAGTTTTGAATTTAATTTAATAGCAGACAAGTTTACCTATAAGAAAGTAGTTGACATTATTACCTCAACTACTGATTCTGGATTCTTAAAATTAATTGTAGGATTAACTACGGTTAATTATGTTAATGGTTGGAAAACAACACAAATACAAAATATACAACCTATTGTTAGAAATTTTAAAGAAAGTGGATTAATTAACAATTTTCCTATAGACGTATATTCTCAGGTAGATAATTTAGATGATTTGGAAGTTAGGGTATATATTAACGGTAAACGTCTAGCAAGATCTAAGTATACAATTGCTACTAACGTTGTTAGAAAATATGTAGTATTAACAACCAATGTTTCTTTAACGGATGTAGTTACATTAAAGTGTTTTTCAGCGCAGCAAAAAAATGATAACGGATATTATGAAGTCCCGGTTAATCTGCAAAATAATCCGCTGAATAATAACTTATCAGAATTTACGTTAGGTCAAGTAATTGATCATGTCGATACTATTATTGATAACATTGATACATTTATTGGTACATATCCCGGAACTGGTAATTTACGAGATATTGGAAATGTAACACCTTACGGCACACGTTTTATTCAGCACTCGGGTCCAGTAAATTTAAGTTTATACCATTTTGGGTCAACGACTGCTAATGTTTTTAAAGCACTCGAACAAGCTCGAGATGACTACAGTAAATTTAAACGAGCATTTATTGTAGCAGCAACAAGTTCTGGAATTGATACAGACGCACGTCGTCATGTTGATATGGTATTAGCAGAGCTAGCAAAAGATAAATCAACTTCTCGTCCGTATTACCTATCAGACATGTACGGATATGCAGCATCAAATATATCTGAATATACAGTACTAGATCCTCGTACTAAAATATATCCATTAACGGTAGGATTTAATCTAACAGTGTTGTCAAACAAATCTGTCAATATCTATCTTAATGATGTACAACTTGTAGAGGGACGTGATTATATATTTGGTACAGATGTATTCTTTGAAATATTAACTGATCTAGCAGAAGGAGACATGCTTACTGCTGTGGAATACGAAAGTACTGACGGATCGTTTTGCCCAGCTACTCCTACTAAATTAGGATTGTATCCTAAATTTATTCCTTCAAAATTTTTAGATACTACCTATACAGAGCCAACTGAAGTTATACAAGGGCACGACGGTAGTATAACAATTGCTTTTGGTGATTACCGAGATGATTTAATTTTAGAATTAGAAAAACGTATCTTTAATAATATCAAAGTACAATATAATCCTGACATTTTTAATATCCATGATTATATTCCTGGGTATGATAGAGCAACAGTCTATTCAAAAGAAGAATACGAAACTATACTAAGTACGTTCTTTTATCAATGGACTAGCTATGTTGGACAAGATTTTACTAAACAAAATGTCGAATGGTGGGATAGACTAAATCCATTTACTTTTAATTACCGTGGTAATTATGCACCTGATGGTTCGTCTGTTCCTGCATACTGGAGAGGTGTATACCGCTGGTTATTAGATACAGATCGTCCGCATACTCATCCATGGGAATGTTTGGGATTTAGCTTACCTCCTCATTGGTGGCAAGAAGTCTATGGACCAGCACCATATACTAGCAATAACTTAATCATGTGGGATGATATTCGTCAGGGAATAGTCAGAGAACCAAGTAAGCCCATTAGACGATTAGAAAAATTTGCAAAATCAATATTGGCTAAAGGAACTCCTGTAACGGAGACTGGTGAGTTACAAGACCCGCTGAACTCTAATTTTGTAAGCGGTTTGATCAAACCAACAGCTGAGGGATATTATTCATTTGGTGACGTTGGCCCAGTTGAGTCTGCATGGAGACGTTCGGGGCATTATCCTTTTGCAATTATTCAAGCAGCATTGTTAATGCAACCTAATAAAGTGTTGGGTACTTGTTTAGATAGAAGTCGAATTGTGCGTAATCTTAGTGGACAATTAGTATACTCTACTAGTGGACTACGTATTCGCCTTACTGATATTGTATTGCCGTCCACCGCAGCAAGCGCATCAAGAGTATTAACATCTGGTCTAATTAATTATATTATTGACTATCTAACTAATGATACAACGTTTTTAATTAATCAATATCAAACTGACTTAGACACATTAACTAATAATCTTGGAATTAAGTTAGGTGGATTTACTGCAAAGAATAAATTTAAATTGTTATTAGATAGTAAGAATCCAACCAGTACCGGCAGCATTTTTATTCCTGAAGAAAACTATACTGTTTTCTTAAATACTTCATCAGCAGTTAAAAAAGTAGCCTATAGTGGTGTAGTTATTACTAAACATGCTGACGGCTTTGAAATAAGCGGGTATTATAACGAGCAGCCGTATTTTAATTATCATCCATGGTTAGAATCTGCTAGGACAATTAATGTTGGCGGCATTTCTGAAAGTTATATAGTTTGGTCTGCAGGAAAAAAATATGTAGCAGGCGGCATTGTATTTTATGGTAATCGATATTACAGAGTAAATGTTACTCATACAGCAACTGATACATTTGATAATGCATTATTTTCTAGACTCGCTAGTCTCCCAGTTACGGGCGGTCGTGATGCTGATATTAGAAAATCATGGGATACTACTGTAGCACTAACTTTAGGTTACGGTACAAAACTAGCTACTGTACAAGAAGTAGTAGATTTCCTACAAGGGTACGGATCTTACTTAACTGCTCAAGGTTTTATATTCGACGACTTTAATACTACATTAAAGTCTATTACCAACTGGGAAACTGCTGTAAAAGAATTTATGTTCTGGACGACACAAAACTGGGGCGCCGGCGCAGTATTGTCTTTAAGTCCCGCTGCTAATAGAATAACACTACAAACTAGTAAGAGTGTAGTAAATGATTTATTAGATCCATTCTTTGGTTATAAAATATTTAGAGTAGATGGTCAAAAATTAGATCCTGAATTTACTAATACCTATAGAAATGATGCTACGAGTCAATTTTCAATAACACCTAAAAGTACTACCCACGGAATATATGGTGCAGTATTTTATATGATACAGAAAGAACATGTATTGATTTTAGATAATCGAACATTGTTTAATGATGTAATTTATGATCTTGAACCTGGATACCGTCAAGAACGTATTAAAGTTATCGGCTATGTTAGTCAAAATTGGAACGGCGGATTTAATATTCCTGGATTTATTTTTGATCAAGCTAGAATAAATGATTGGTCTATGTGGACTGATTACAAGTTAGGTGATATTGTAAAATACAAAGAATTTTATTATTCTGCATTATCAACCCTTCCCGGAGTCCAAGAATTTAATGCTGCTGATTGGGCAATGCTTGATAGCAAGCCCACAGCAAAAATGGTTGCTAACTGGGATTATCGATCTGAGCAATTTACTGACTTCTATGATTTAGATACAGATAACTTTGATGCTGAGCAACAAAAATTTGCACAACACTTAATTGGTTATCAGAAGCGCCAGTACCTTGAAAATATTATCAAAGACGATGTAAGTCAATACAAATTTTATCAAGGAATGATCATTGAAAAAGGCACACAAAATGTGCTTAACAAATTGTTTGATGTACTCAGTGCTGACGGCATGGAAAGTTTAACATTTGATGAAGAATGGGCAGTTCGTGTTGGCGATTACGGTGCAGTTACTTCGTTTAATGAAACAGAATTTATTTTAGACGAATCACAATTTAAAATCAATCCACAACCTATAGAATTAGTATCGACTATTGATGCTACTGTTGTAGATTTTGTATATAGACAACGTCCTTCAGATGTCTATATTAAACCATTAGGATATAATAACAATATATGGACTGTAACTGGGACTAAACAATATCTACGTACTCCGGGATTTGTTAGATATGACGATGTAAATTTAAGCGTTGACGTATTAAGCGATGCCCTACAGAATGATATCAGCACTTTCGTCGAAGGCGACTATGTATGGTGTGCATTTGAAAATACGTTGAACAGTTTTAAAGAAAGATGGAATATCTACAGATTTACGCAAAGTGCATTTAACGTAACTAAGGCAGAATATTTTTATAACTCTACTAGTAAACTTGGAGAAATAGTTCTTACTTGCAATATAGTTCCTGATGTAGTTGCTGGAGATATAGTAGGACTTACTAATGTTCCTGTTCCAAAAGATGGTTTTTACACAGTATACTCAGTTGGTGTAGAACGTGTTGGTGGAACGCCAAGTGCTTCGACGCCTCGTAAGATTGTTATTCGTGCAGTAGCAACAGGTTGGGAGCCGTTACCTGAGCCTCCAGGTATAATATTATATCAATTCATTCCCTGTTTGTTTAGTACAGTTGATGATGTAAATGACAATTTGCCAACTAGTATTAAACCTAGCGAATTAGTGTGGACTAAAGATTCTGGTAATGGTACTTGGGGAGTTTACGAAAATAATAAAGTATACAATTCTTTTAATATTGATCTTGCTACTATTCCTGATCTTACTGGAATAAATTTTGGAAAGAAAGTTACACTATCACAAAACGGAACAACGGCTGTTGTAACAGATGCAGATCAGATAATTATCTTAGATAGAAAAAATACAATTTCAACGTATGATGTAGCTCCAACATACAATTGGATTCAGAATCAATCAATAGTATTAGATACGACAATTGCCGATATTGCAGGTCAAGAATTTGGCGTAGAAACTGTATTATCTGCAGACGGCATGTGGCTAGCAATCGCAGCCCCATCTGCAAGTAATGTTAATAGTAGCGGATATGATAATCAAGGTTATGTATCTCTATATTATAAAACACTAGGTATTGGGTATACATTTGTTAACTATATTACAAGTCAGGATGCAGCCGCCGATGAACTATTTGGATCTAAACTAGCATTTGCTAAATTAGGTAATACTTATATACTAGCAGTGTCAGCTGCTGATACAGTTTATTTTTATCAAACTACTGCAAGTAGTCCGTGGGCAGACTATGTAGATCCTCTATCAATATCTAATGTTGAAAATATTACAATATCTGCAGACGGTAGCGTGTTTGCCGCAGCAGTGCCAACTGACGACGAAGTACAAGTATATACATTAATATCAACTAGCTACGTGTTGTCAAATACAATTACTAGCATTGCTGGTGAAAGTATTTCTTTATCACAATCGTCGCAGTATATTGCTGTTGGAAATAACAACGGCAATGTATACATATACGAAACTGATAATACCAGTACGCCATACCAAACAATTGCAAGCATAACAAAAGATAGCGGCGATCAATTTGGAACATATGTGCAATTTGCAAATAATGATTCTACATTAATAGTATTTGCTACTGGTGCTAGTCGTATAGACATTTATGATCTTTATGGTACTGAATTTTTATACGGGGAGAGCGTTAGCTCAACCACAGTTAGTTACGGAGCTTCTATTGCAGCCGGCAACAACACAATTATAGTTGGTGCACCTGATGCAGCAGCATCAGCAGGCGCAGTATTCTCTTACGTTAAGTATCCAGAACAACGTTCATGGACTTTGCGAGTTCAAGAGCAGCCAAGACCAAATATTTCTAATGTTAAAAAGGCATACTTGTATAATAAAATAACTAACAAGATTGTAACATATCTTGATGTAGTTGATCCTATACAAGGTAAAATTCCTGGCCCTGCTGAACAAGAAATTCGATACAAAACTTATTTTGACCCAGCAACTTATTCAACGGGCACTAGCGCAGTTAATGTTGATAGCGGGTTAAACTGGACAAAGAGTCAGGTGGGAATGTTGTGGTGGGACCTAACTCGTGCTAAGTTTTTAGATAACCAAGGCGGCGAAGTAGTTTACAGATCAACTACTTGGAATAAGTTATACAAAACCGCAAGCATTGATATCTATGAGTGGGTTGAAACCAAATACTTACCAAGTGAATGGGACAAGTTAGCCGATACTACTAAAGGCCTAGCAGCCGGCATCAGCGGTCAAAGCCGCTACGGAGATGCAATTTATAGTGTTAAAAACAAGTATGATACTGTGGGACAAAAATTAATTCCTACATATTATTTCTGGGTTAAGCATAAAAAAATAACTCCAAATGTTCCTGGTCGAACATTATCAGCTGAAAGTATTTCTAGTTTAATTTCTGACCCAATCGGATATGGTTATACTTGTGTTGCGCCTACTGGTACGAGTAGTTTTAGTTT